AAAAAGTTAGAGGTATTTTTAAACAAACTAAATAAAGACAAATAATGGCTTTAGATTTTACACATATAAAAGGAGATACATTTGAAGCAGTTAATTTTGCAATGATTCTTAATTCAGTAGTTTTAAACTTAACAGGTTGTACATTACGTATGCAATTAAGAAAAGAATATGGTGGTGTAATATTTTTATCTTTAACTTCAGTTGCAAGTGCAGGAATAACAATTACAAATGCTGCAGGTGGTTTATTTAGAATTAATAGACAAATAATTAATATTGATGCTGCAAATTATATTTATGACATTGAACTTATAAAAGCAGATGGTACTGTTAAAACTTATGTAAGTGGAAACTTTTCAATAACTAATGACGTAACACGATAATGGCAAACGATATAATAGATATTAATGTTTACGAAACAGTTGAAACAGTTGCTATAACTGTAAATCCAAATTTAACTACTGTAAATATTAATCAAGTTACAGGTGGCGGAGGTGGTGGAAGTATAAATTTAAGCACTACACAAACTGCAAGTAATTTTACAATTAATTCAGATACAGGAGATGATGCTTTAGTTCCTTTAGGAAATGGTACTTTAGCAGGTGCTACGTTAAATGATTATACAACTACTGAAAAGAATAAATTAGCAGCAATAACAGGAACTAATACAGGTGACCAAAATTTACAACAAGTAACTACTCTTGGGGCAAGTACAACAAATGCAATAAATATAAGTGGAATTACCAATGATTATGGATTAACTATAGAAACTTCTTCTAATAATTACCCATCAATATATGTGGATAATAGTGCTACTGGTATAAATGCCAATGGTATTGAAGTTAATTCACTTGAAGGAGTTTCCGCAAAAATTTACAATCAAAATGGAGTTGGAATACGAGCTGAATCAGTTTCAGGAATACCTATTGTAGTATTTGGAAATGGTAACAATACAGCAAGTATTGATGTTAATTTAGGAAATACAAACAAAGGTCTAGTCATAGATAGTGGAACATCTTCAACTGGAAATTTTATAGATTTAAACAAGAACGGAGTCAATAAACTAACAGTAAATCAAGCGGGAGAATTAACTGTTACAAAATTAATAAAACAAGGAGGTACTTCTTCTGAAATATTATCTGCTGATGGTTCAGTAATAACTGCTGGTACTAATATAACAATTACAGGAGGTCAAATATCTTCTGTTGGTGGTGCAGGTGGCGGAGGTTCAAGTGTTAATTATTATTTAAACGGTGGAACAAGTCAAGGTACGTTTGGAGGTACAACTTACTATGAGTTTAGTAAAACAGCGGTAATAGGAACAGGTGCAGACTTTAATAGAAATACAAATGGATATATAGCTTCATTTATAACTGATGTAGCCGACCCTTCATTATTACTTATTCCTGCTGGAAATTGGAATTTAGAATTTTTCTTTTCTTCAAGTTCTGCTGGTGGTTCTCCTTCATTTTATGCTGAATTATATAAATACGATGGAACTACATTTACTTTGATTGCAAGTGGTTCTGCTGTTCCTGAAGGAATAACAAACGGAACGGCTATAGATGCTTATTTTACCGCATTGGCAGTGCCTGAAACGGTATTAACAGTTAATGATAGATTAGCCATTAGAGTTTATGTAAATGCTTCAAGCAAAACAATTACACTACATACACAAAATGGACATCTTTGCGAAGTAATAACAACATTTACCGCTGGATTAACTGCTTTAAATGGATTGCAAGCACAAGTTCAAAATTTTGCAGTAGGAACAACAGGAACAGACTTTGCTATTAATTCAAGTGGAAGTACACATACATTTAATTTACCAAGTGCAAGTGCAACTGCAAGAGGTGTAGTTACAACAGCAAGTCAAACATTTGCAGGTGATAAAACATTTACAGGGGCAATAAGTGCAAGTAATTTAAGTGGAACAAATACAGGAGACCAAGACATAAGTAATTTAGTAATAAAGAATGCAAATATAACACCAGCAACAAATACAAAAATAACTTATGATGCAAAAGGATTAGTAACTGCTGGAACTGCTTTAATTGCAACAGATATTCCAACAATTACACAAGCACAAGTTACAAATTTAACAACTGATTTAGCAGGTAAAATATCAAAGAACGTAGCTACAACATACACCACGAATACAATTACAACTGTAACTACTGCTGAATATGCTGCTATTGGAATAAAAGATGCTAACACACTTTATTTTATAGTTTAATGGGAAATATAGCTTTAGGATTAAATACTTTGTCAAATGTAAGATTTTCAGATAATCAAATTAGTTCAGTTTATCTTGGCACTAATTTAGTGTGGAGTAGTTATAATTATATTTTAGATTTATATCCTACATCTGTTCATCACGCTTATTCATTAAGAAAATTAAGAAGTGCTTATGGAGGATTTTGTTTAAGAGTTAGAAGAACTGCAATAACTTCAACTGAAGTCAATGTAAGTTTTGATTCTAATAATACAATTAGTTTAAACAGTCCAATAACTTATGCTTCTGGAACTGCTACAACTGCAACTACTTTAGGACAATTTGCTGCAATAGCTGGATATGGAGATGCTGATATTGGAGTAACTGCTAATCAAAATATTTTTGTAGTTACTTGGTACGACCAAAGTGGTAATGGTAAAAATCCAACAAATTCAACAGCAGGGCAACAACCAAGATTAGTAAGTTCAGCAACTGCTAATTTAGAAATGTCAGGTGGAAAAGTAACAGTTAGATTTACAAGTGCAAATGCTCAAAGATTAACTTTGACTGATACTACTGCAAATATAAATAATATGTCAAGTTATTTTGTAGGTGCTTATGTAACAATAACTGGTATTGGATATTCATTAAGTACTGTAAACAGATTTTATCTCCCAAACACTTCAGCTGGAATTGCTTATGCTGGATATGGGGCAAGTGCCCAAGCTATATTATTAGAAACTACTACTGCAAATAGAAGGTTATATCAATTAATTGCACCAACTACTGGAAGTACAACACTTGCTCAAGGATTTTTAAATGGTGTTGCAAAAGGAACAATTGCATTAGTTAATGGTGCAAATGCAAATATTGTATTAGGAGCTGCTGCTACTTCTTATTTCAATGGATATATACAAGAAGTAATAGGATGGCAAACAAACGCAAATAGAGTTGAAAAAGAAATAAATATTAATAATTTTTGGACAATATATTAATTATGTATACTTATAACACATTAGAAGAAGCTCAAGCAGCTTTAGAAATAGTAAATACTTATTTTGGTTTACCTTGTGGTGAAACATTAAGATGGACAAATATACAAGAAGGAGATGGTTTTTGGTATTTACAAGCTGAAAGATTAGAAGAAGTATTAGGATGAATAATATAGATAAAATATTAAATAAGATAATATCACGCAAACTAATGGTGTTTGTTATAGCTTGTTGTGGATTATTCGCTGGGGATTTAACATCTCAAGATTGGGTAGTAATAGCTACTGCTTATGTAAGCATTCAAGGATTTACCGATATAGTTGCAAAATTAAAAAGTTAATAAAATGGAATCTGCTAAACTGTACCTACTTAATTCGCTTACAATGGTTATAACGTTCACTAACATTGAGAATACGTTAAAGATAATGTTATTATTGCTATCTATTGTATATACTGGTGTAAAAATATATGAATCATTTAATAAAAAAGTAAAAGATGAAACTGGACAATAAAGGCTATCTGATTATTACCGAGTTTGAAGGATTTAGTGCTAAACCATACCTATGCCCTGCTAAATTAGCAACAATTGGATATGGAAACACTTTTTACAAAGATGGCAAAAAAGTTACTATGGTAGATAAGGAAATAACTAAAGCTGAAGCATTTGATATGTTTAAAGACATTGCTGATAATTTTGCTAAAAGAGTTTCTAAATGTGTTACACAACCATTAACACAAAATCAATTTAATTCTTTAGTTTCATTTGCTTATAATATAGGCGTTGCAAATTTTATGAGAAGTACACTTTTAAAGAAAGTAAATAATAATAGATTAGACCATTCAATTGCAGATGAATTTTTAAAATGGGATAAGGTAGGTACTAAAAAATTAGCAGGTTTAACTAAAAGACGACAAATTGAAGCAGACAATTATTTCACGAAATAAAGGAGTTATTACATTTTGGTTATCAGTTACATTAGCTACTATTTCAATTTCTATATTATCATCTTGTTCAACAAGAAAAGTAGTAATAGAAAAAGTTAAAAAAGATTCCTTGTCCCAAATTTACACTAAAATAGAGACGAAAGAAGATATTAAAATAGAAACTAAAAACGATATTATTACTGACGAGTTTATTATAAGTCCATTAGACACTTGCAAGGATATTGTAATAAACGGTATAACGTACAAAAACGTTGTTTTAAGACACATAAATACAAAAGACAATAGTTTATATAAAAAGGATATAAAAGTATCTAAAATAGAAGATAAACAACAAACTATAAAAGTTAAAGAAAATACAAAAGTTAAAAATATAGAGAAAACTTCTAATCCAATAGGATATATTTTAATTATAATTATAATTTATTTAGTATGGCAAAACAGACGGTGGTTTCTACCCGTATAGAAACTAATATTTCAAGACCCGGTGTACATTCAAAAACAAAATCTTCTAAATTAAAATCTTCTAAAAATTATCAAAAGAAATACAAAGGTCAAGGAAGATAAATTTGGTATATAGTTGCCTTCTCCACACTTTGTTTTTTGTTATTTATTTTGTTTCTTTTTGGTTATTTATTTTAATCTTTTTTTTAAATACTTATTTTGTTTTTTTGATTACAAGGCAAAGTTACAGGATAAAAAATTAAAACAATACTATTTTAAAATAAAGTTTTTAACTAAAATTGTTAATTTATAATACATATATTTGACAAATGAAAAAGCCAACAAGAAAAAGTTTAGTAATAAAATTAGATACAGTCTTTAGTCAATATATAAGGCGTAAAGATGCTATTGATGAAATTGCTACTTGTGTTACTTGTGGTAAAAAAAGTCATTGGTCAAAACTTCAAAATGGTCATTGGGCAAGTAGAAGGCATTATAGTACAAGATGGGACGAACAAAACTGTAACGTTCAATGTGCAGGTTGCAATGTATTTAAAGCAGGTGAGATTTACTTATATACTAAATATCTTTGTTCACAATATGGTGAAAACTTTCCAGAAGAACTTTATATAAAATCTCAAAAAATAGTTAAATTTGCTGATATAGATTTGATTGAAATGATTAAATACTATAATTCTAAATTAGATTCTTTGTAGTTCTCTGTTTATATATTGTTTGTTAGAAGAGGGGGTGCTTTAATTAGTGTCCCTTTTTTTATTTTAAAACTTTAACTTTTCATTAACACTTTTATATCTAAAACAGTTATATATTTGCCAAAGAAATAACAAACTAAAAACAAACAAAATGAAACAAAATTTAAAAGACATCGGATTAGCATTTATTTTATGGGGATTATTTTTTACTTTAGTATTAACTTTAACAAATTTATAAAATGAAAGATTTATTAGA